TCTTCTCGGCATCTTTCAGGCCCGCCGCTGTCTGGTCGTTGGTGCCTACAAGATACTCTATATCGTATTTTTTACCGCTTATATTTGCCATCAGCTTATCGTTTCTAATTTAGGTAAATTACCATATTCGCGCTCACGCTTTAGAGCCCCCAACCCCCGCCATTCTTCGTTTGTAAGCTCATGCCTCTCGATCGGGCATCCTGCGTCTTGCAATTCAAGATAGTCCAAAAGTTTGTATATCGCCTCTGTCTTTATCTCCCGCTTCCAGATACAGCCAGGGCATAATTCTTTTTCTAAAAAGTCAGGCGTGTTGTTCTTCTTGCAATCTTCACAATCGGCAGGGTACTGCTGTAATTTCCCGTCACGGATTTCCAGCCGGGTTCGGATTAACCGGAAATCCTCGAGGAGTTTTTTGTGTCAATTTTGAAAACTTCTAAGAGTTTTCTGATTGCCATGCTCTTTACGATAGAGGGGATTGCTTCTTTTCTATCAACAGTTATTACCCCCTCTTCATCTTCTAAGTCAACGATGTTTAATGCCATCCTGTCAAACATTTCATTGATATCGAAAGCCTGCTGGAATTTGTTTATTTCTTCATTTGTCGGCATTCGCAGGATAATATGAAAAGGCTCATCATTCGCCAGTAAGTCAACCCGTATGTCTTTTGTGATCTTTGCCATATATTTTTCTCCTATGCCAGATACGCGGCCTTAGCATTGTATGTCTCCGTGATGATCGCAGCATTAGTCCCATCGTCGAAAACCTCAGCCTCTAGTGTGGCCGCCAGCGAATCGTTTACTCCGCCATCCGCTTTTACTGCCTTACGCAGCTTAAAGCGTGGTATAATAAGCGTTGTGCCGTAATAATAAAGCGAAGAGGTTGGTATTAATCCGGCCTTTAAATCAATTTCAATTGCAAGCGCATCGGTATTGATGTAATAATCAAGCTCCGTCGAATCGTTAAAAAGGATAGTGCATGTGAAATCAAGGGCGCGTCTTTCATAATCGCAGTCCTGATATACGCCTGCCCCCCCAAAACCCTCTTGCCCCTTCAGATTGTTGTTCCACGTCAATTCAAAATCCTTAAATCTTGAGCCTAGATTCTCCGGGGTTGCGCTTGAAATATCTTCCGCCCCCTGTACTAGCGTGCCTGCAATGGAGATATTCGCGGCACTCTCAAGCCACACGCTCGCATTTTGCACCTTTAGCCAGTTTTCTGTAATACTTGCGGCAAACCCTGTCGCGGATGTTGCCCGAGTACCCGATCCGATAAGCTCCGCCTCTAACGATATAAGCCCCGACCCCTCGTCCCCGCTTTCGCCACGGATAGTTAGTCGATTGCACTTAATACCCTTATACGCATATTGTATGCCGCCCTTTTTATGCTCAAGCTGTGTGGAGGGTAAGGCGGTGCCTACCGCTACCGGTACAATCTTATGCTTGTATGCGGTGTTTACGCTGTCCTGTGTAGTAGTAATGCTGCCCAATGCAAGGGCAAGGAAAGCCGCAATATCGTTTGGCTTTGCTTTTGGAATTCGCACAGTAAATGATGTGCGCTTGCTGATAATTTCTTGCGAATTACCGTGTTCGTATCCGGTCACTTCGTCTTTGTCGGTCGATACTGTATCGGCCCAATCCGGGTCAATTTCGAAGCCATACAGGCTGTATGCAGTAGAGCTGCTCATTGCCACACCTGCATCGTATGCGGTCTCCTTTAGGTATGCCGCCAACATCAACTGTTCATTCCACCCCTTCTTTGTGATCGTCATTCGATTACCTCCTCAGTCTTTGTTTTTTTCACAGGTATTGCGGGTACAAAGTTAGCCATATCCAGTATGTCTTCCGCCGGGTACTCCATGCCCTGCACATATTCGTAAAACCTGCCATTCCCAAGCGGCTGTTTGTGTGAGATTGCGCATAAAACTTTATTCATTTTTTTAGCCTCAAGAATTTGAATAGGGGTCGTTTCTATTTGTAGAATAATACACCTGCCACGATACGCTTGCCGTCCCGATCTTGCGCTCCTTATGAGACTCTTCGCCCTCCTCGACCTGCACGGCTGCTATCATTTCCACATTAGTATTTCCAAGGTTGTCTGTTGTCCCTAGATTCTTTATAACATCCGAAACGGCCTTGTCAAGCATATCGGGGATATCGGTATTGGATACGGCAATTTCCGCAGAAATAGAGATTATATGTTCCTGCTTTAGGCCTGTAATATCAGTCGTTGCAACCGAATAGTCATAGTTTAGCGCAGGCGATTCCGATTCCTGATAGGGATTTGATTCTAAGTCGCGCTTTTCATTGATATTGTTTCCAATATTTGTCTCGTAGCTATTTGCCGTGGTTATCAAGGCAAGCTGCGTATTCATTGCATCAAGGATTACACGTCTTATGCTATCAGCCATTACGGAGCATCCTTCGAAAGTATAAGCGTTGTAAATAATATCCCTGATTTTTGCACATTTATTACATAGTATGTTGTGTTATTAATGACTAGCGCCTCGCCGTGCGCTATGCCGTCAACATCGCTTGTTTTTGCAAGTACCGAAGGCGAAAATGACTCAGCGTTGCCATCTTCTTCGTATGGATTGCTAAAAATGCCGTAGATGGTCTCGCCGCCGTATGTGATCGCCACGGCGAAATCATCCTCGTCGAAAAATACGTCTAAATCGCCTGCAAGGTCATCGCTTAGCATGGTGTTTCTTTTCCTTAAAATCTGCTATGGGATTAATGCCCACGTCTTCCTTTTCAACAGTTTTTTCGGTAACAGCTTGCGCAACAGGCTGCGGTATATACCTCGGCTCTTCGGTAATCTCCAGCAATGCTTTGCTTATTTCGCCCGTGAAGCCCAATACCTCGCCGCATTTAAACTCCACCGGTTGTTTGATAATATATTCATTTTTGCCCGCCGGCATTAATGCGTGCAACCTGGCCTCGTATTGTGCATGGGTAAGCGCCAACATGCCAGCACCGGGCATGAATCGCGCTGCTTTTCCAATCACCTTTAAGATTCGCATACTAACTCCTTCTTTTAGATAAAGGTTACCATGCAAGCCAACTGCCACATGCCGTAGCCAACTGCCCTGGAAGCATATACGGAGTAAATGTGTTTCTTTTGTTTCTGCTCAGTTTCCGACCCTTCTGCGATAGCGGAAAATTCAGGCGCAACCTCTGTCTGCCTGATTAAAGGCTTCAATGCCCCGTCTGTACGAAACAGTGCGAATTTCGTAGTCCATGTCAATCTTGGATTTACGGCAATTCTGTATTGAAAACCGCCTACGCTTCCAAGCGTGATGATTGTGTTTGATCTGCCATTTGTTCCGCTATCAACTATCACCTGGCTCCCGATTGCGGCGGCCGCTGAGGACATAAAAGCGATAGGCACCATTATTAAAAATTCCTTCGCATTCTCATTGATCGGCTCACCTTTGTCATCCTTCAATTTTAAAAGCTGTTCAGTCGCTTTCAGAATGCCCCCTTCCATCTCGCCAGTCGTTGGCGCTGTGGTCGTGGTGATATCGTGCGTGATATCATTGCTAAGCGTCCCCGAATCGCCTTCGGCGTGGTCGGTATCAAAGAAATACTGGTCATCGTAGCAAACGGTAGCCTCTGCGTTGAGCAGGAGCGTCGACAATAAAGAGGCCCAATGCGCATTAGTGCGATCGGCAAGGTCGTTTATCCTTGTGATAATCTGCTGCGTTTTGTCGCGCCTGATCCATTTTGTAGGGATTTCAAGCGCGGCCATATATTCCTGATTGGCAAGGGTAATCTTGTTTTCCCTCAAATTTGTTGCAGGGATTTCGCCTTTGTAAAGCTGTAAAGTCGGCGACATGCCAAGAAAGGGGTAGTCCTCGCTGGCCTGATCCGAGGAAAACTCTTCGGAGACCCTTTCGATCCATTCCGACCCCACATTCTGCTCAAGCCGCTGGTAATACATGCCGCGTATTGCCCTGCTTGTTAATAATCCTGCGCCCATATGTTTTGCCTCCTATTTTTAATTGATTAAACTGTTTTTCTTTCAAAAGCAACGATGCAGGTCGTGCTTGATACCCAACGAAAGATGCTGCCGATTTCGCTATTGCTTGTGGCTGTAAGGGTAAATGTGTCGTCGTCGGATGCATACACTTTTTTTCCTTCATCCGCAACACCGGTAACGCCGGTAACTGCAACTTTTATACGCCCTTTGGATTTCATCCGCACATCGATTGCGCCAGCAGACCCCGCGGAATTATCGGCCTTCTCTGTGCAAAAACCCTGGAATCTGTCTCCTGCCACAAGCGGCCTGCTGTATCCGCTGCCGTTTTCGCCCACTGCCGCGCCTTCATAGATAATATCCGAGGCAACAACGGGCAAATCATTGTACTCCTCAAGGCCAATTTCCCACGACCTTGGAGCGTCTTTTGCTAATGTGGTCATTATTTACCCTCCTGTTTTAAGGATTTTTCGTAAGCTTTGTAACATTCAAATGTTCTGAATTCTGCGCGAATGTCGGCGTCCTTGTCCCACGTTTGCTGCAATTTGTCGTCCGCAGTCATTGTTTTGCCGCTTGATTGCGCCGTGCCGTCGCCAAACTCCATGGCTAAAGGCTTGGGCGCAGCTTCTTTCATTGCGGCTAACAATCCCTGTTTTTTCTCTTTCTCCGCTTTCAGGATTTTTACCGCCGCTTCTGGCCCCGTGGTCGCACCATCAAACTTAAGGTCGGTAATGAGTTTTTCGTGTCCCGCCATGCACTGCTCCTCAACGGCTTTAATTCTTTCGCGTTCCAGCTCTGCACCGGCTGTTTTGCCGGATTCAAAACCTGCCCCAAACGCCACTTTAGCAGCCGCCTCGCTGCCTTTTTTCTCGCCGATACACAAGATTTCCGCGTATACTGCCGGGAATTTTGTCCTGATTAACTCCACATTCATTGTGGCCAATACTTCCATTTTCAATCCTCCTGTTTATATTTTATCGCTACAGCTACACCGGCTGCATTTAAAATGTCAATAAGTTTGCCAAGCGTGGAAACACCGTCCACAAGCCCCACACCTTCTGCCTGTTTGCCTATAAAAATCTTACCATCTGCCATCTTGCCCAAAACATCAGCAGGCGAAACACCCCTATATTTTGCGATCGAATTTACAAAAACAGAGTAGATGTAATCAATCTGTTCTTGTATTGCGGCCTTTCCCTCTTGGCTCAATGGCATATGCCGCGACGCAATGTTTTTGTATTTCCCTGCTACAATCTCAGTTGTTTTTACTCCCATGCTTTCCTCCGCCCTGGAGGTATCTACATGGGTGGCTATCACACCTATAGACCCAACTTGTGTTGTGTCGCTCGCGATAAATACCGCATCGGCTGCCGCGCCTATCCAATACGCGGCACTTGCCATCATGCCATCTGTATAAGCAACGATATCCTTTTTGCCCCTCACACTATACACAATATCCGCAAGCATCTCGGCTCCGTCGACAGTGCCGCCTGGCGAATCAATTTTTAAAACAATTGATTTTACATCGGGATTGTCCAGTAATTGATTGATGTCGCGCCCGATAAGTTCGGATGATGCTCCGCCCGATATCTCGCCAAAGAGATTCATCTTTTTAGAGATAACGCCTTCAATCGGCACAATGCCAACGCTGCCGACAATCTCATATGATTGATGCTTGTTCTTTAGCGTTTTACCCGTGCGCTCTTCAATCCCTTTGATATCAATCTTTTCGCCCTTCATATGCGTCGTATATATCGCCGATATTTCCCGCAACATCTCTGGCATGATTGCCCACGGGCTGTTTATAAGGTCGATTAATCGCATCTTTTTTACTCCTTAAGGTGTGCCGATTACAATATAATCCACCGCCGCTGCTGTCCCCGATATTGTGGTTGTACCGGCGCCATACACTGTGATTTTAACATTATTGGCGCTCGTTACCGTGCCTATGACCGCCCCTACGTCTGCCGCCATAGTGCCCAAAGTTGCGGATAAAAACCGCGTGGCCGTCCCCAATCCAGTCACGGAAAAGGTAGAAGACCCGGTAACCTGCGCCGTTCCTTCCGCAATCGTAAGCCCGCCCGTTGTGGCATGGTTCAAGGAATTCTGCCGGTCTGCTTTTGCCTCTCGCGGTACGATGGGCAAGGACACAATCCCTGCCAGCACTGCAATCAATAAACCTCTTTTAATCCACCTACACATTTTCGCACCTCCTATCACTAAAATTAATTGTTATCTTCCCGAACAGTTTCGTTTTTCTCTTTATCTTCCTTTTCTTGTACCAGCCCAATTTCTTTCAAAATAGCTCGCTCCCTCTTTATCTGTGGTATTTTCTTATCCCAGTCCTTGCCCGTCAAGAAAACAGTTTCCTCCGATACCGTAGACACACCAAGAGATACCCTGCTGCTTGCCGCATCGACCTCTTTGTTTGGGTCGATCTGCCCCGGACTCGGCCCAATCCATTCTGTGCCTAAATATGCACTGCGGATTAGAAAATCGTCAAAAAAGCCCGGCGCAATAATTCTGTCTTTCATTATTGCCTCCTCAAGCCACACCTCGTAAATCGGTACGCAAAAAGCACTTACAAAATACGACCTTGTTTGATTATAAAAACACCAGGCGTCTAAAAGTGCAGCGCGGGCCGCCGAATAAGAAGATGTATAATGCTTGATGATTACTTCGAAAGGCTGTTGTAGCGCTGACCCGATTTGCCGCAATATCGATAAAACAAAAGGGTCGAAAGAATCATTCGGCCTTCCCGGATTTGCTGTTGTGATATCCGTCCCTTCCGGCAATTCAAGGATTAAGCCATTTCCCATTTTCAACTCTTGTTCGCCCGATTTTCCGGAATCGGCATACCCCATCTCGCCGTTTGCCGCAATCGTTTCGATACCCCCGGCACTTTTTTCTTTCCTTAAAAAAACGGTAAACATTGAACTTATTACGGATGCCATCAGTTCGTTTTCGGTATATCTCCCCAACTGTTTCAGGGGCTCTATTACTGGCGCAAGATACGGGATTCCACGGGATTGCCCCGGCCTGATTTGGTCGTAAATATGCAGAATATTTCTTCTGCCGTTAGGGGAAAAGGCAGGCACGGTGTCCCATTCGTTTTTATCCTTGCTCATTACATTGCTACCAGGGTGCCTTTTAAGTATGTGGTACTGTATTGGCATCCCGTATCGGTTGCGTTCAATGCCGCCAGCTATCGTTTCCGTATCTCTTTTGTTGCCTTTATTACATACCCTTTCGGCCTCTATTGCCTGTATTTTCAGCCCGTAAGGACTTCTCGGCGTTTCGATATAGGGCAAAAGGGCAAAGATGTCCCCCTTATCCAAGTTGGAACGGAGGAAAAGCCTTTGCAGTGCATAGAAATTGCCGTGGCCAGTGATGTCGCATTCTGTATTTTCTGCAAAAAGACGCCATTCGCTTTCGGCGCGCTCTTCCCACTCAAATGCTTGCTCGTCTGTAAGCCCGAGGACTTTTCTATCAATCCTGGATTGCATTTTCAGCCCCTGCCCGATTCCTTTTAAGATTACGTTTGATACCGCTCCTGCCCCCAGCGGATTGTTGCGCGATAGGTCGCTACATCTGTCGCGCAAGGTAGGTAGGTCGGGCAGGATATCGGCATCGGCATCGTTTTGCGTGGTTCTCCACTCCGACAAAGACCTGCGATTGCGCTGGCCCCCAACGTACCCCCCGGCAATTGCCATTGCTACTCGGGCCTTGTAGCGCTCCAGCCCTTTCACAGGGTTTATGTATTTCACGCATTTATCTATAAATGTTTCTTTTGCTTGCATCAAAGAGGCGTTGCTCCGAAAAGTTTTATGCCGCCAGATAATCTATCCATCTCCACACCAAGCTCGTCCACCTGCGCTTTTAACGATACGATATCGTGATTAGTTTTTTGCCGCGACATACCACCCTCGCCGATTAGGTAACTTTTAGAATTCAGCGCGTTCAGGTATGCCGCCCTTGCCGCTGTGTATTCCTCTTGCACTTCCGCCAGTGTTCTTGCCATGTTTATCGCCCAACAAAAAAGCCTGCATTAGCCGGGAGAGAGGATTGTGTAGAATTCCTCTGTTTCAGCCAATGCAGGCTTGAGTTTTTCAATACCTGTTTTTACAGCTTAAAGCTTTCTTCTTTTATGCAATGTACAATTTTGCCGCCTTCAAATTTTATGGTAAATGATCCGTAGAATTTGCCGTCCACAAGGGCCTTTATAATGTCGTAAAGTTTGGTTAACACGTTTCCCATACATGGTTTATACATCATCTGGGGGCAGTGTCAAGCCTTTTTTTAGAAAAATTGCGAAAAGTTTTATGTTTCTTTTTGCCCTCTAGTGTTTTTTTTGAAAACTATGCAATACAAAAGAATCTGGAAAATCATCTATGCGCCAAACTGCTAAATCAGAATCACGGGGGTTGTTCGGAAATACATACCGTGGCGGCTTGTAACATTGATTAAACACCCCCAAGTCCCCGATGAAATATCTTATTATTTTAGTCTCTGTTTCGTCCACAAAGCCATACAGCATGTACTGCACGAGCCCTTTTCTTATTTTGTGTATCTCGGTATCAATCCCGCTGGGGAGTTCCCACCTAAGCGTGAATTCCTTCTCGTACCGGTCAAAATTTGGGCATTTGCGGCGCAAACGTAAGCCAATTTTGAAAGGATGCATTGTAAAGGTAAGAAAATCCGTGCCTTTTTTCTGATCCTGTATTGCATCTTGCCGGATGAAATAATTCCCTAAGATACTTTTCACCGTACCAGCAAAACGTTGCTCTAGGTATATATTTTTATTATAGCTACTCATTTGGCCTCGTTCCCCCAGCCCGCTCTATATAATATTTATAATGCAAACACTTATTGAGGGCTTTCGAGACCGTACCCAGTAAAGCCTTCGATTTTTCTTCTATTAAAAAGATCCAGCCTGCGCCCGCCGGTAACCCGCCTCAATACCTTGTAAAACTCCTCCGGCTTTTCTGAATGTGCACCCCTTGGCGCATCGAAGCAGGTATCGAAAGCCTTTGTATCAATAAACTGCGGTGTGCCCTTGCGTGCATATATTGCAAATTCGTTGTTGTATTGTGGCAGCCCGAAAGGCTGGAAACCGCCTGGCTTGTGCCATACGAAGCAGCAGACATATTTTAAATTCCATGCATCCAATAGTCTCAAAGCCATCGGCAAAAACTTATGAGTACTCCATACCCATACGTGGCAATCCTTTGCGGCAGGTATCGTTAGCGCGGCTAATTCCGACTCATTCATTGTTGGGTAATCAAAATCGACTTGTTCCGGCGCACAATCCCTGTCGATTTTCTTCATTGGCCATGGGGGGTCTATCACAATTACATCAAATTCACCGGTAGGCACCTCTACCTCTTTCTTTACAATCTCCTCAAACTTCTCTTTTAGCTCCACTTGCTTCATCTCCCGTACCGCTGCCGTGCCCGGCAAATCACCACTCCTTACTTTTTCTGCAAGGTCTGGCCGGGATTTAGCCAGCCTATCCATACGCTCAACCGTACCCCTGTTGGTTTTCGAAGCTGCTGCTTTTGCTATCACCGTGATATTCTTATCCTTACGAACCGGAGTTCCCACAGGTTGTGGGAATACCGGTTCGTTTAGTTTCTTGCCCAAAGTGCCGTCTTCTTTTCTTGGCTGTACTTTCGCCGCCTCGCTTCTTGCTTTATTCGCCGCATCCTGAATGGCCTGTTTTTGTTGCTGCCATGCCTCGGATTGCTCGTTCACCGCTTTCCAAATCAAGTACCGCTGGTCGGCAGTCAAATCACGGCGTTGTCCATTTAGGCTCCATACGTACAGGTATGGGTCTCCACCACCATAATTTAAAAATGTTGGCGATACCCCGGCAAGTATACAGGCTCTGTATCGATTACGCCCGTCTAATATTTTCCCCTCATGGAGGGTAATCTGTAGCCGTAGGCCGTTTGCCTTAATATCCTCAGCCAGTTCCACGAGAAGATGCTCAGGTAGCATCGGGAACATATTGGCCGCTTCGTGAAATCCGTATTTTTCCATTTCCCCCTCCACAAATAAAACAACCCCCGGCCAACTGATGTGAGCAGCCAACCGGGGGTCGATGTTGCTTTTCTAATTATACACCTCACATGTGTATTTTTCTACTTTCTACCACACATTTTGCAAATATTCAATAGGGAAACTCACAATTTCACTCCGCCATGAACAACCCTTGTCCTGTTCCTCGTTGGCGTTGGCACTGGTATTTTCTTTTCCTTTTCCGCAATCATACCTTTTATATCCCCTGCAATCCGTTCCAACGTTGTGCTTGCGCGCGACAAGGCAATCGCCATGCAGGCAATATTGTATACAGTTAGATCGAGCGCTTCGTTTCTTGCGCCGTCCGGTTTTTCAAAAACCTTGTATGGAAAGCCGTTCTTGTATTTTGTGCGTATCTTTTCAGCGGTAAGTTGTTTAAAATAATCTTCTGTAAAAGTTTTGTTGTAATGGATATATCCAGGCCCCGCTTCGGCAAGGCTTAGCCGATTAAAAATCGCCATTTTAGCCTCATACGTGCCGATATGGTATAAATCAAGGCCGGGAATTGTTTTCGATGGCTTTGATATTACAGGGACACCGGCCTTGTCCGTGTTCATGCCCTTGATTGCATATACTTTCATAGTTTCCTGCCGCGGCCGTACAAAGTTGTAAACATTGTCCGTTTCGTACCCTGTATCTATTGCCGTTGCGGATATACGCCAATGATATCCGTGCGCATGCATATAGGTTTTTGTTATGAAATTATGTAAAGCAGCCCAAACACTCCCCTTTATCCGCGGATCAACAGAGGTGTCCCCGTATACGCAGGCGTGCTCTATTGCCCATGATTCGTCCCCGATGCCCCATCCGGTAACAAGGATTTCGATTCTATCCTTTTGCACATCACATGATGCGCATAGCATGATTACCTGTTCGGGGACATCTGTATAGGTTTCGCGGCGGCTGAATAGTGAACTGCCGCTTAGCGCCTCGCCTTCTTCTTCGTATGTTTCGGCCAATCTCGTGTTTACCCACCTTTTCAAGAGACTCCTGTCTCTTTTTTTCTTTGCGACAAGGAACTCCTCTACAATACTCCTCCACGATAGCCATCCGATGGGAGAATAAAGAGATGATAAATGATAGCCTCTGTAGGGGTGTCCCGGATTGCTCGGTATCCATTCGCCACCCTCAAGCATGTATGTTTTATAATACTCTTCGATCAACGTGCCGCAGTTTATACAACGATATCTTACATCCCCTGCCAATCTATGATTGCCTTTGTCGTAATCAAATATTATACCGCTCCACATTAACACCTGTTTTTCCGCACAATGTGGACACGGAACGTAATACTTGCGCTGATCGGAGTCCTCGTATTCCTGCTCGATCATGCTTAAGCCTCTTATCGTAGGAGTGCTTTCTGTGTATATTTTTCTATTACCGTAGGCATCCGTCCTGTTCTTTGCCAACCCGCCTGGGTCGCCTTCTCCGTCGACATCGAGCGGATATCCGTCAACGTCTGAGCGATGTAGGAAGCGTACCGAGACATTACGAAAACTTGTCCCGCTATTTGCCCCGGCTATAATCAGCATGCCGCCCGGATATGATTTGATTAGCGTGGTATTACTAGAGTCTCTTGATTTTGCAACAGCTATTCTTTCTCTTAAAACTTCCGTGTCTTCTATGGTCGGCGCAATTTTCTGCTTGGAATGTTTCTCGGCAAGGTCTATGGTCGGCAGGACAAGCATAAAAGGGGCGGGACATAGATGCGCAACATAGCCAAACCAATTACACCCCGCCTCTGTCGCGCCCAACTGTGTTCCTTTCATAAACTTAACTTGCTCGACTGGCGATATCGCGCTCAGAGAATCCATGATCTCGCGCAGGTATGGCGTGCGGCTAGTGCGCCACCTTCCGGGCTCGGCCGATGATTTTCTCGGCAGCATACGAAAAGTGTCTGCCCACTGCGAAACCGTTAACAATGGATCGGGTTTTAATCCTAAAAAAAATCCCTCTTCGTATGTGTTTTTCGCCTTTTCTCTCGTGGCCATTATTTTGCATCCAGCCTTTCCAGCGCCGACCGGATTTCTTTTGTAAGCAACTCATGCGCCCTAATTCTATCCTGTTCAGCCGCCAGCAATGCCGCCAGCCGGTCTGGAATATTCAGCAGTGCATCCCGCACCCGCCGGGCCGTTTCAAAGGCTGCGTCCTTTACGTCTTTCGCGGGTACAAGTATTTTTGTAAGTTCTAAAACCTCAAGCTCCGCACGCCTTGCCCTTGCTTTTATCAAGCGCAATTGTTCCGACTTTATATCGGTATCCCCTCGCATCGCATCGCTCTTGAGAATTTTCACAATTGCCCTACACGCTTTTAGCACGTCGTGACAGTTTTGCCTCGGAGGCTTTGGCAGCTGTCCACTCTTTACGAGCTCGCCTATATATTGCACGGAGCATCCATAGATTTCGGCTAGTTGCTTTGTTGTGCATGTTTGCATTTAATTACCTTTTTTAAAATTTAACAATTTTCCACGGCTTTTCTTTGTTTTTATAGCTTCCGCAATAGTGGCCAACGCCTCTGTATTTCTCCAGTACCGACAACAATTGCGGAAGAGAGTTGCATTTCAGTCTTCCGTTCCCTTGTATTTGTATAATTTTTTTGAACGACAGCTCTTTTTCTATATCTACGAACTCTGCCCCGGCCCTAGTTGACAACATACTTAGTATTCGCATGGCGGGTGAGAAAATGCGCTGTCTTTCGGCCAGTTTAAACTCCCACCCCTTGCTCAGATTCCCATCGTCTGTTTTTTCCCTAAACAAATACAGCCATTTGTTTTTATAATCACGGTCCCAGTTAATTGCCTCGTTTTCGAACGGGGTGTGAGGCGAGGGCATAAACACGGACGGGGACGGCTTGATCAGTAAATCCTCAACTCCTTTTATTTTTTCGATTTGATGCATCAATGACTTGAATTCTTCAAAATCCGCGTCGGTCTCTCCCGGCAAATCCATTATCAGGTAGATAAATATAGACCTTCTCCCGGCTTTTACAAATTTCTCAATCTCCTTATAGATGTACTCGTTTGAATATGCCTTTCCAACTGATTTTCTAAGCCTCTCTGAAAGGCCTTCCAGCCCGAATCGGGGAACGCCTGGGTGTTCGTTTCTTTTGTTAAGGTCATTTAATCGCACATCTGTGTCAAGCCTTGTCTTGCCGTATTTCCTGCAAATCTTATCTATCTCCTCGTTTTTGGAATGAGATTCAGGGTTTGGGGAAAAAGCCGCCACTCTTTTTGTTTTCGCCTGACGCACCATCACATCTATTCTCTCGATAGGCACTTCGCGGTATTTCTTGAGATGCGATACCGCACAGAAATTGCAAGAATATTTACACCCACGCGCTATCTCCATGCGCAATATACCGTTTAGGGAAACTGCGTATCCCAATAATTCCTGCTCCTCCCTGTACAATACCTCCTTCTTGCCGGCCCAATAAAGATGCCTATCTATGTTTTTGCCCGCTATGAAATCCGGGAATATCCGCTCGCCGTCGCCAACGACCACATAATCCACATACTCGGCAAAGGGCACAGGGTTGAATGTGTTGAAGCCGCCAAGAACCATTTTTGGCGCGGATACCCCTTTTTTAATGCCCGCCTTTCTAAGGAAATCGGCAAGAACATAAATATGCTCCCACCAAAAACATGAAAAAGCAAGCACATCTACGAGTTTTGCCGTTTTTGGGGAAACTCTGTATTTTTCCCCCTCCGCACCGGCTAGACAGTAGTTGAGTCCGTATGCAAAGTCATCCCTCCCGAACGACAAAAAGCCTATTTTTTTATTCTTTGACATTATATTCAATATTGTATACCTTTTTCATTTTTTCAAGGGTGGCTAAAATTGCGCCTCTCTTCCCTAGCCACATGCCAGGGTTGACGCTTATTCTTACCAAAATATTATCTTCTTTGTCCGGTACCATGCCGCTTTCGCCTGCATTGCTGTCCGCGCTATCCGCTTTCGCGCTTTCGCCTGCGATCATTTCCTCGATTTCGGCAAAATCAAAACCAGACAAATCCATGTCGATGTCGCCAGATTTCGACAACTCCCGCATGATCTCTCCCAGCTTATCCTCGTCCCAGTCTCCGCCGTGCTTGTTTGCTGCGATGTTTGCCATCTTCTCCCTTTCTATACCCCAGTCTACCTCGCGATAGCCCCAGCGTTCCCCGCCCACGAGCACACACCCCTCTGCAACGGTGCCAGTTTTTGTCGCGGTATCTAGCTTTGTTTTTTTTATGGTTGCACCCCGGGGTATACACTTAAGTCGCTGGTGTCCGCACACGAGATTTCCGGTCCGGCGATTGAAAACGAACCCCGACAAATCTCCGAACTCTTCTATGCACCCCTTTAATGCCCTTAATTTTTCATCGGTTATTTTCCTAGGATTATATTCCGCAGGTCTAAGATCCGATATTTTCACCCCGCCACCTCCTTTTTTTCTTTTAATTAAACCCTGTTAAAAAAATAAAAAACTAGCTGATTCCTGCGCTGGCTTGCTACC